CATGGAGAATTATGAGAATACTGCGGTGGATGATCTGACGGAATTGTCAAACTACCTGGAATCTGAGGGCATGGTTGATTATTTTTCGGCTTACGACATTGACATCAGTCTGATGTCTCCAATCAGGGATCTGTCGGAACTGAAAAATGAGACAAAGTACCGGTACCGGGCTATGGCTGAATACCGGGTGTCATACCTTGAATCTGCAGGAGGCTATTTTGGAACGGCTGATATGCCGTGTATACCCAACAGCAGTGGTGGTGGAACAAAAGAGATGGCGGTTACAGAGGTGGCTGCCATAGATGAGATTGAGATTTCAGAAGGAGGTAAAGAAGATGAAAAATAACACGTTGGATGACATTGTGAAATGCAATGTCGAGATTTCAAATCCGGCATCCAGCGATGAAACATTTGACAGCATTCTTATTATTGTTGCCGGTCCCACGAATAAAGGGGACAAGGAACTTGATAAGACTGTGAAGATCATGACGGCTGATGAGCTGATTGATTATGGATATACAGATGCTGATGTTGCCTACCAGGCGGCTACAGTAGCGTTCTCACAGAGTCCGTCTCCGGATGGAATCTATGTGTGTGTCAGAAAGAAAGAAGGTTCTGACGATGGAGAATATGAAAGCCTGAAGACGACACTGACAAGAGCCAAAGCGGAGTCATCTTTCTATGGTATCCATATTACGGAGTTCCGGGATCTGGAAGATGTGAACGCTGCGGTTCAGTGGGCAGAGGCAAATGAAAAGCTCTTCTGCTTTGAATATACCGATTACGAAAGTTTTCCGGTAACGAACACGAATTATTACCGGTCACTTGGAATCTATGCCGGTGAAGCTGATGGATATGCAGCGGAAGAGCAGCCGGCAGAGAACCAGTATCTGGCACTTGCATGGATGGCCAAATGCTTTGGATATGATCCTGGAACAGAGACATGGAACCTGAAGGAGCTTGCAACTGTGGTTCCTTCTGCGATTGATTCTCAGAAAAAGAAAGAGCTGAGTGAGAAACATGTCAATACGTTCCTCCGATATGCGGGCAGTAATGTCACTGTAGGCGGATACACCCTTGCAGGCGAGTGGATCGATGTGATCCGGTTCCGTGACTGGCTGAAAGCAGAGATGCAGGCGAATGTGTTTAATGTCCTGAAGCTCAACAGAAAGGTTCCGTTTACTGATGCTGGAATCGGACTGATTGAAGGAAAGATGCAGGAGACACTTGCAAAGGGGCAGACGCTTGGCGGGATCGCTGAGACCGAATATGACAGCAGCGACAACGAGATCCCCGGATATACAGTGACCGTACCGAAAGCATCGGATCTGACAGAAGCAGAAAGAAAGTCAAGAAAACTTACTGGATGCAGATATACGGCTCGATTGGCTGGAGCTATCCATGCAGTGGAGATTGAAGGATATCTGACATTCTGATGGAAGGAGGAAATGGATAAATGGGAGTAGCAACATATAACCCGAAAAAGGTTACGTGTGCGTTGGGACGCCACATTGTAACCGGATACTCAGAAGACAGCTTTATCACCATAGAAGCAGACGGCGATGGAACAGCATATGTTGTCGGCGGTGATGGAGAAGTTGTCAGAAGCATTGACCCGTCTGATGTGTATAAGATCAAGCTGTCAGTACAGCAGACATCTCCTACGAATACTTTCTTGCAGAAGATGCATGACAAGGATAAAAAGGATGGATCAGGTACATTTTCCGTTAATATCAGCGATATTCTCGGAAACGAAAAATTTGCAGCAGCGGTGGCATGGGTTACCAAACCGGCGACATTCACCAGAGGAAAGACTCAGAATAACCGTGAGTGGGAGATTGTAGCTGCAAGCGGTGAGTTTAGATAAAAGGAGGATCATAGATGCTGAAACAGGTTGAGCCGACTATGGTAGAAGTGGACGGTATGAAATTCTATATCAGGCCGTTTCCGGCTTTTAAGGCTGCGAACATTTCCGGGGAGCTTGCATCTGTGCTGGCTCCTCTTTTAAGTGGAGTATTTGCACTTGTAGATACTGGGGATGGAAAGGAAGATGAGTCCGCAGAGAATCTTCTGGATCAGGATGCTTCAAAGGCTGCTGAAGCTATTATGGGCAATGCAAAGATTGATGGTGATAAGCTGGAAGGTCTTATGAAGAAGTTGCTTCTTGGCGGCCACATTTCGGTGGAAATTGAGGATGAGGATACCGGAAAGACGGAAGCAGTGAGACTGGATCAGGATGTGGCAAACGAGATCTTCTGTGGAGAAGTCCAGAATATGTTCATCCTCTGCGTGAAGGTGATCCAGCTTAATTTCAATGGTTTTTTCAAGAAGCTCGCTGCCCAATCTGGAAAGGCAGTGTCAGCAGCGAGAAGTCAGAGACCGATTATCGGAAATATGGCCAGTTCGATTACTCGAGGTTTAATGACTTAGAGCTGAAGATGTATGTGCTTGTCAAAGCGAGGCTGGCATCCATGAGTGAACTGAAAGAAACGTACACACTGGATGAGGCATTGAAACTATATGCTTTATATGAAATGGAACTTGATGTTGAAAGAGGGCGTGCGGCTGAATTGGAAAGGAAGTGATGATGGGTGACAATCAGGGATATAGTTATACAGTACGGATTTCAAGTTGACAGAAATAGTGAGCAGAAAGCACAGAGCAGTATAAAAGGTATCTCCAGTATGGCGAAGAAATTCCTGGGAGCCATCGGCATTGCTTTTTCCATCTCAGGAATGGCACGGCTTGCGGAAGCGGCGGCTGATGTTAATGCGTTAAAGTCCCAGTTCTCACAGGTATTTGGTGAGATGGAGGATGAGGCGGCACAGCGGCTGGATGCGATTGCCAATGACACTGGTGTTATGGTCAACCGTATGAAGGGCAGCTTTACCCAGATTGCGGCATTCGCAAAGACAACCGGTTTGGATCAGGCACAGTCTTTGGAAATCGCTGATCGAGCCATGCAGGCGGTAGCCGATTCAGCTGCTTTCTATGACCGGTCCATTGAAGATGTCACGGAATCCATGAGATCGCTGCTGAAAGGAAACTACGAGCAGGATGCATCCCTTGGCCTGTCAGTCACAGAAACGACCAGAAATGCGGCGGCAAACAAACTGTATGGAAAATCATTCAAAGATCTGACGGAGGCTGAAAAGCAGTTTACGTTGTTGTCCATGGTTGAGGATGCAAATAAGGCATCCGGTGCCGTTGGACAGGCTGCCAGAGAGTCAGGAGAATGGACAAACCAGCTTGGTAACATGAAGCAAAGTCTGAAGGACTTCAAGGCTGCAGTCGGACAGGGCATTTTGCAGCCGATGATAGACGGTGTGACAGCGTGCTCAGCGGTTTTGCAGAAGGCGACAAAAGCGGTTGAAAAGCTCACAGATGAAAATGGAATCCTTGTCAAAGGCTACGACAAGCTAAGGACGATTGTTAAACAGACTGCTGATCGTTTTGGCGGCATGGAAAATATGCTAAAAATCCTGATTATGACAGTTGGTGCTTTTATACTGGTGATGAAGTGGGGTGCTATCGTCTCAGGCGTGAAAAAACTTGTTGGTGCAGTCTCAGGTTTGAGCAAAATGTTTACGTTGGCAAATCTGAAAACATTAGCACTCGTTGCCACATTGGTGATTCTGGCGCTCATTATTGAAGATTTCATCAACTTTATGCAGGGCAATGATTCAGTAATCGGCGTCCTGTTCGAGAAGATGGGAATTGATGCTGATGATGCGAGGGAAACAATCCTGAATGCGTTCCAGAAGGTGAAAGACTTCTTTGGAGGCATTAAAGACTGGATGGCAGGGCATGAGGAGCTGGTAAAAAACTTGTTGGTTCTTGCCGGAGCAGTTGTTGCTTTGATTGCTGTTTTCAATGTTTTCAGCGTTGTCGGAAGCGCAATTGCAGCCGTATTCGGTGTCCTGTCAGCCGCTGGAAGCGTGCTTGCTGGTGTCATTGCATTTATTGTATCTCCGATAGGACTTATTATAGCAGCGATTGTTGCATTGATTGCCATCGGTGTTCTGCTTTACAAAAACTGGGATACGATAAAAGAATATGCACTGACCACATGGAACAACATTGTAAGCGGTGTGACTTCTTTTGCCGGGAAAATTAAAGATGGAATTGTTAATGGATTCCAGGCGGCGATTGACTGGATTACTGGTCTTCCAGATCAAGCCCTGGAATGGGGAGCTGACATTATCAATGGAATTGTGGATGGAATTACTGGAGCAGTTGGAGCAGTTGGTGATGCTGTGAAAGGTGTAGCTGATAAGATCACATCATTCCTGCATTTCTCAGTTCCGGATGAAGGACCGCTTACAGA